GAGTCTGTTCCATCCTGTCTCTGAGCATAGACTACAGCACTACTAACACTATCAGCGGTCGCAGCAGTGTCTCCAGGAACACTAGCATATAATACTACTACAACGTATATTTTATCCCCATTTGCGGTAAGGGAAGGAGGAGAAGTGTTCCATCCCGCAGGAAGAGGAGTGTTAGGGCTATTTGTAGTAAAGTTATATGTTGGAGCACTAAAAGCAGGTGCGGACCCAGGAAGCGCGTCAGAATAGTAATAAACTTCAGCAACCGCTGTGCCATCTACTCGATACGGGGTATCCCAGACCCAACTAGACGAGCCTACAGCTAAAGTCCCTTTTGCAGCCCATAAAGGGTTAGTTCCACTAGGGACTCCATCAGACCATCCAGCAGGTAAAGCACTCGTTCCTGTAATGGTAGGTGTAGTAGTAGACCTTATAAATACTAGATTTACACTACCCCCGTCTGGGCCAGGAACTATTGAGTCTGCTCCAGTTTTAGATTTACTAATACTATAAGTTTTATCTATAGTTACGCTTGTGCTGCTATCAGGAATTAAACTACTACTTACAACTGCTCTAAATGTAACGGAGCCCGCAGTCTCCGCCCCCTGAAAACCAATAAAAGAGTATGCGCCGGAGGATAATATACTGCCGTCTATTCCAGTCTCGCTAACAACACTATATGTAACAGCGGGGTCTCCAGTAACATCTGTAGTTCCTACGAATACTTTAAAAACACCCCCTGCATCATCTAAAGATCCAATAAGTGTTCCATTACTATTTGCAGCTTCGCTATGGCTTTCATTTGTTAAAAATCCGCTAACAGCCGAAACTCCCACCGCTCCTTCTTGTAATCCATAAACAGTGACAAAATCAACGGCTTTAAGCAGATCATCTTCAAAGACTTCAACTTTTATAAGCCTCGATTGGTCAGCGTTAGGCTCTTCTGCATCTTGAAGCGTAAAAGTATCTCCAGCAACTCCAATTGTTTGCTCTACTCCTTCTACATAAAACTTATAAGTTATAGCCCCTACAAAGTTATCTGGAATCGCAGTAAAAGTTAAATCTATAGGAATTACTGTGCTATCTGCTCTATATCGAATTACTTGACCATCATTTGGAGATAACTTTACAGTTCGCCCAGAAGACCCCTGAACAATAGTAGGAATTACTGTAGTCGTAGAGTATTGTTTTCTAGTATTCTCTGGGTCATCAACCTCTCTTACTTCTAATATAAATTCAAAATTATCTGTAGGGTAAAGTATGCTTGTAAGAGTAAGCGGCTTTTCATAAATATTCTCAAAATTCTCAAGACCCTGAGTCCACTCCTCTTCAGGAATCTCATCAAAATAATCAAAACCTTCTCCAATTATTCGAAACTCTGGTTTCGTAAATCCAAATGCTGTAGCTTTTAAAGTAAGAGGAGTTACTGACAAGTCTTGAACAAGCTCGTTTTCTCCGTCATAGTCTAAAACTGGAAAATTCGAATCAAGCAAAGCAAATCTTAGTGAGGGCGCGAGCGAGGGATCTATCGTAATAAAGTTAGTAAACCCATATCCGTCAAATGTATACATTTCTCCAAAGTAATCAACATCATAGTTTTCATCGGAGTTGTGGGTAAGTTTTGCCACAATACAATCGTTCTCGAGATTTATACGAAGCTCAGCACGTTTTACAAGTTTATTTGTTATTGCTAACGAAAAAGACCTATCTAAAGTTAGTTCTGTATTTGTTACATTAACTACTTTTGCTCCTACGGTTGAGCCCGTATCTGTAGGTATTTTTAAAACATCTCCTTTTACAAAGTAAGAAGTAAGAGAGCTACCAGAAGCCCTGCTTTCCCCAGCAGGTAAAGTAATTGTAGTAGTATTGACAAATCTATCTTCAAGAGTCTCTGTGGCACTTAATGCTCGATACCAATAAGAAATATTAAGTGTAGAGTCTAAAGTATAAACAATTGGAAGCAGAGAGCTAGTTGCAGCTTGAAATAAAACATAGTAAACACCATCTTCAATAATTGTTAAGTCTATTGGAGTAACTGACTGATATGTTATAACTCTACCCAGACTATTTGCAGGTGAGAAAAATAACGGAAAAGTTTCAAAATTTAAAGTAGACTCTCCAGTTAAAATAATTGGAGCGCTAGACAGACCTCCAATCGCAACGCCGTTTGCTTGCCGAAGAATATTTCGTTCAAACTGGTTTTTTGCCGAAAATGTAGTTGTTGTCGCTTTTGACTTTTTACCGGTTGTATTTATTGTTCGAATTGCAATAAAGTAGTCATCTTCTTCTACGCCTTCAAATAGGAATTCAAATGCATTTGCTGAAACAATTAAAGGTTTTGGATAACCAGGTATATTATGAGATATTTCAAATCCTGAAACAAAGGAGTATTCCGAGCTGTCGGCATTTTTTGGAGAATCCCAAGTAAGTCGAAATTCATTTCCCGCTTTGTTAAAATTCGGTGCATCTTGAATATATAAGTTTCGTGGGGCTGGAGGAGTAACGAGCGCCGCATAGTTTGGCTCAACTCCTTCCTCAAGAACAAGCGAGAATTCCCCATCCACAGCATCGAACTTTTCATTATAGTGTTCGACTGCTGTGATTCCAAAAGTATTTTTATCCTCTTCAGAAATTGCAAGTATTTTATAGTCTTTTGCTGAAGCTGAAGATGCTCCTAAAGAAGTAACTTCTCTTAATACCCATACACTTGAGCGGGGTGGCACGCTGGAAAAAGCAGATACAAGGTCTAAGCTGCTTACGGAGCCGGTGCTGCTTACTTCAATAGTTTCTACTTTAGTATCTGTTTGTTCTTCTTCGCCTTCATTTGCTACGGTTGGTTGCTCTAGTAATACGCTAAGATAATAAGTGCTTCCAGAATTCAGAGAAATAGTTCGATCAAGCGGTATTGTGTTCGTATCAATCGTTCCACTATTTGATATTCTTCCACTATACGCTACATTAAACTCATCTGCATCCTGAATTTTAACTACGTCTCCAGGTGCTAAAAAAGCTGCATTTATAGAAGCCTTAAAACTAACAATACGAGTCTGATTGACTGCTGTCCAAAGCTTCCACTTACCATAGCGATAAGCTTGACCTTCTGAAGTGCATCCAAAAGCAGTCGCATCTTCCGTAATAATTCGTCCAGTTTCTACGATATTCTCTCGGTCCTCTACAATTAAGGGCTCAAGAGCATAGTTATTAATTGGATTATTCCAGCTTACAATTATTTGATTTGCACGTGTTTTACTACCTGTTGTCTCGTATGAGAAGGCTCCATCAATTACGTTTGCTTTTGAGAAGGTATAGATCGGATCTTTTGGTTGATCGATTACAGTTGTAATCTGTCCATCCATCCAGTAAAGCATAGAAAGAAATGAAGATGCCATATCTTTTAAAACTTTATAGGCATCTGCAGATTTAGTTAAGTATATATTTGAACGAAAACGCGGTTCTTGTCCGCCCTTTCCATCTGGAACAAGTTCATCACAATACTTTGCAATACGGTATAAAGAATACTTATCAATGTCATTTACACTAATCCATTCTCCAAGACCATAGCGATTATTTGACAAAATATCGTAGAATATCCAAGCAGGATTATCCGTGTAAACTATCTTGCTAAGTTCTCCATCCCATAAACCTGAGTAAGTTGCTGAGTTTGTTCCGTTTTCTTCACGAGTAGTATAATTTGAAGGCACACGAACTTTTAGTCCTCGAACATGGTATGTGCGAGTTGGAACAGACTGAAACTCCTCAGATGAAAAAGTAACATTTGCGTAAGCACTATAAGGATATGAGAGGTTTTCTTTTATAATCGAAGTAATAGAACTTAAAGCGCCTGGGGCAGATACTTCCCATTCAGTGCCAGTATTTTCTCCAGTTGTTTTTACGCCTCTACCATCTTGACGAGTTAAACGAGTAACAGTAATATTAAAGTCAGTAAAAGGTTTAAAAGGCTCTAAATTAATTCTTTCTTCAAAACTCAGAGCACTTGTAGTTTGCCCCGAATGAATGCGATTGCTAACAAGAGTAACTGTAGAAGCTTCTGTGCCTCGATAAATGGTTAAGTCAATTTTTACCTTAACTCCCGCTCCTTGAGTTGCTCCGCTCTCCGACTTATTATTTTGTAAGGCAGCATAGCTAAATAAAAGTCGAACCTCATCAACCTCACGAGCTTGTGCCGGACTTAATCCAAGACCTGTTGAAGAAGAAGAGGTTGCGGAAACTACTACTGGCTGTTCCGCAGGCGTAGTAGGATTATCTGATTGTGAATCATTATATTCAAGTGTTTGTGACTGAAAAGTCGTAGATGTAAGCGCAGTTCCGCTAACATCTCCAAAGTTAGTGATTGGTGGTTGATAAGCTAGTCCATTACGAAACTGTGCTGTAACCCCGCTAAACTTTGAGAAATTTGCATTATCTATCCAGCTTTGAGCTCTTGTTGTTCGAGGTGCTGAAATAGTAATCGAGTAGCTGCCTGTCGCATATGGGAAGGCAGATGAAAAAGTAACACTACTTGTTCCATTTATAATAGTTATATTATTGATAAAGACTCGACCAAGTATTGAAACTGTTACTGCCTGACCTTGAGCAGCGGCTACAAATCGATTTGCAATGTTTGGGTCGGATACAGTTGGATTAAAATGAGCTAAAGTAGTTGAAGATACATCTATTTTACCGCGTAGTGTTTCTCCAGTTGAGTTAATTATAAGAGTTGCTGCCTCTGATACTCCTACAGAGTTTGCCCAGCTCATTTCGTTGGAATCAAAAAATGCAGTCGAGGTAGTAAGAGGGATTACAGGTATTGTTAGCTGTGCTCTTGGGTTTGTTGCAACTGCTCCTACAGTAACTTCTGATGTATAGGCTCCTTGAATGTAAGCAACACGATAGACTGCTTCATTTAAAAAGTCAATTGGAAGCTCGGCAGTTACAGTTCCCGTTGTAGAACCATTAATTGCATTTAAGGTCGCATTTTTTAAATATGTAGAGGTTAGAGAACTTTGGCTTGGGTCTACAACATTATCATCATTTAAGTAAATTGACGCTTCGCCTTGAACAAGACCCTCAATTTCCCCTTCTGAGATTAGATCAGTAATTGAAACTATCTGATCTCGTGACGACCCCGTTGCTTGAGAAATAGTGCTAGCGCTCTCATTTACGATTCTTTTATCTTTTGCTGTAACAGACTTAGTTGCCATTTATTTTCCTCTACTTAGCTCTGATAGCTATTATAGTCAATTTCTAGACCGTAATTTGTTGGTGCACCCGCGGAATTCCCACCATCATTATAAATTCCGTAGTTAATTCCTGAACCAAAAGTTCTTGAATTATTTATAACACTAAATGCAATTGGGCGTCCAGGAACTCGAAGTTCTCCGTATAATATTGGAACAGGGTCTCCTTCAATTACATTTTGCTCAGACCCATTAAACATATAAGAGGTGGGCTCATCTGCATCAGTAGCTGGGTCCGGAGCCATAAGCTGCTGTATTCCCGTCATTGCTAAATTCAGCGCCATCGCGACAGCGGCTAAACCTAACTTTGTTGTCATTGCTGCTGCGAATCCTGCTTGTAAAGCTCCAATTCCTCCGCCCAGAGCTTGAACACCTCCGGCAGCCCATACAGCACCGGCTCCTGCAGTTAATACAATAATTGCAATTGCTGCAAGTATTTTTGCTCCGCCGCTTTTTGAGCCAGAAGGAACAGCAGTAATTGTAATATCACCTTCCTGTAGTGGAAGAATTAAATCTTCTTCGTTATGAATATTTTTATCCGCAACATCAATAATAAAGCCAATATCTTTTTCTGCACAAGAGATTAAGTAAGAACGAAACTCAGGAAA